ATGACTCTAAAAGCTCCGAGGATAGATATGAATCCTCCTGAAGAATAATGGCAACTGTTTTTGTAGGGTCTAATTCCCCATATTTTACACCTTTTAGCTCCTATTACGATAGTGGCGCCGAGATTAGATTTTTCGGGGACGATACTGTACATAATGAAGGAGCGGGAATTACGTCTTTCAATATTGATATTAGAGGGGAAAACCGAATTCCTACTTACAGCGGTTTCGATATTGTCCCTTATGATATAGATGACGTATTTTTAGACACTTCGGAAATAGGTTCCAAAGTAAATGTTACTTTAACCCCTTACATTAATGAACTTAATGGATTCCGCTCATTTCGTATTGACATATCAGGAAAGTTTGAAATAGGTCCAGCCTTAGATATTAAGTATAGAGAGGGTCTCGACAATGTTAAGTCTGTTAATTCTTTGGATGATGTACCTGAAGGTGCAAGTATTACTAGATTAATAAAGCCTGGAGGAAACGCAGAAACCCGCATAGAATTTACCGTAATAGCTGAAGATGTATCCTATAATTTTAGTGTTCCTATGATAGTTAAGCCTATTTGGGGACAGTCGTTTAATGGAGGTCCTATATTAGCAGCCTCTAGAAAAGGAGATAAAGGAACCGGACACGGAGCTTACCCTCCCAGAACTAACAACCAAGGCTCGGCTGATGTTTTTATAGATGGTATAGCAGCTCATACTGTAACCCATTCTTGGAATATTCACTGTAACCCTACACCCAGATGCCACGGAGGTTCTACATCAACCGGTTCTGGAGGAGTATATATTAATGGACAGCCTCTAGCAAGAGTATCAGACTCAGTAGATTGTGGGTCAAAATTAGCCCAAGGCTCAGAAACTGTATTCTCAGGATAATAAAATGAAAGAAAAAAACTTTACCGTATCGTATGAACCAAGCGCCGTAGGCACTCGGACGATAGTTTATGCAGTAAACCCCCATGCGTCATATGCAACAGTAACCTCACTACACCTTGCAAACTCTACAACCTCAGGATTTGATGTAGACGCCGCATGGGTAGAGGATTCTAAGAAAGTATTAGACGCCGCAAACTCCGAAACTTTTGGAGATGGCACAGTTATAAAAGCAAGATACTTATATGCATCGGCTATACATGTCATAATAGAAGATGTCCTGATTCCAGCAGGAGCAGCGTTGAACATTCTCTCGTATCCTATACACCTACAATCCAGGGACGCAGTGGGTATTAGACCCTCCACTACAGGCTCTGACACTGCGTTTAAACCTGTAGTGACCGTTACGGAATTTTACGCAGACGATGCGGACATGTCAACATCAGTAAATTTAGATGATGTTAATAACCTATTTTTAAATAACGAATACTAATGGCATTTGAACTACCACCAATAAAAGATTTAGGGATGAATATTCCTTCGTTCTCATTTGAAGAACTAGCGTCACTCCCATCCACCTCTTTAACCTCCTTAGCTAATAATATGGCATCTATTCAAACTGAATTAAATGTTAAAAATTCTCAGTTAGATATTAGAGCGAATAAGCTTTCTGGAAAGTCAATGGCTCCTACAGCTATCATGGGTAGAAACACGATAGAGACCACTGTATCCTTAGAGAAAATAGATACGTCAATCGCTGCTACTATAAATCCAGTTGCCAGCACTGCAAATGTTTTCCAAGGTATCGTAGAGAAAGGGGAAAGTCCCTTATTAAATTTAGAAGGAGCGGGAACTACATTAACGGATGCTACCTCAGCCGCTGATAAGATATCCGAGTTTTCGAAGGGGTTATTTTAATGTCTGAGTACGCAGAAATAGTAATGCTTAATAATGCAATGGCTCAACTGCGAGCTGCTGCTAGACAGGTAGAGCAAAATATATCAAACATAGAACAAGTATTACAAGCCAGAGCTGACGGTACTTTAGAAGAGCCCTCGGTAAATACTTCTGTCTTAGAAACTGGAGATACTGATATAAGCGCAATGCTGGACAGCTACAAGCTATTTGTAGAAGATAATATAGTTTCTCCGTTTGAGGAGAATTTAGAAAGATTTAGAGCATTGTCGGATGTTACTCAAATAGAATTTGAAACGGATGCTCCTATCTTTAAGTTAACTTATGGACCTCCTAAAACGTCCAAAGGTAATTTTATATTATCTAATACCGGATTATATTATGACTCTGTGAACGGGGGAATCCCCGAAGTTTCAGGAATGGCTGCAGCCAGCGCTACTTGGAATTTAGGTTACGCTCCTAATTTAGGAGGTAAAGGCGTTCTTTATGGTAAAGATAATTTTGATGATTTTGAAGATACCGTTTTAGATTTTGATTATAGTACTAATGACCCTATGATAAATAAATTTTATGACACTGATGATATTTTACAAACCTTTGAAAAGAATAAAGTTCATCATACTACCTTAATACACGACCAAATTAGCCTTCTTACTGCTTCTGGCTTTGCTTCTGATAGCGCTATTGTAGTAAATCATTACGGAAATATTGCAGCTATAGCTTCAACGTATGACCAGAAGATTAAGAAGAGAAAGAAACAGCTACAGCTAGTTTCAATCTTTGCTACAGATACTTATAGCTTTACTACTACGGACGGAAGTATTAAAGACTTAGGTTTAGGGGAGGGGGTGTTAATTGAAAATGTAAGCCTTACAGACATCCAGTCTTGGAAATCTATAGAAAGAGTTCCTCTTAATGATTTCTCCTTCCTGAAAGGTAAGGGAGTCAATGTACCTTTGACGGCACAGGAGGAGTTACTTCTGTTCTCTGAGGATTTAGAAGATATTATACTTCCCCTAACTCCCACATTTGTAGAAGCACCTACGGATAAATTCTCAGTAATTGAAAAATTCTCAATAAGCCCAACTAGTCCTGAGACATTTCCCTATTTTGAAGGTTCTAACGAAGTATCAGGTACTGCAGGTCTAGTTCAATCCTTACACGAGTCTATTATAGATGATGGGCTACTTTTAGGGTACAACTTCTTAACTCCTAATGTTGTGGATGCGTCATCTAACTCATTTAACGTAGATAACATTACTCCTGATTCTGGAAGGTCTTTAAATGCTCAATTAGTAGGTCCTAGTGTTGGAGAAGTTTTCCCTAGCGGCTTGGCAATTCCTAAACTAAATGGAACTTATAATGGAGGCTCACCCTCGTATGTAAGACTTCCTAGTAATTTTACCCCTAACGGTACGGAGCAATCATTAACCACTCAAGAATTAGATAACTTATTCTATTTAGCCAACAACGAGTATAACAAGGATACGAAGAAAGGGGGAGGGGTTACATTCGACTGCTGGGTTCATATACCAAGTCTTACTACAACGGCAGCTCATAGATATAGAATTATTGCAGCTTGTGAAAACGCAGGAGGAAATAAAGCTAAGGGAAATAACCAAGGTGATATTTACGCAAACAGGACCTCTCTTAGTACTGGAGAACATGATATTGATAAAGTCCACGGCATGATGATAGGTTTTAGAGATAGAGGTGGAGTTATAGGGACCAGTGGGTTAGAATTTGGAATCTTCCCAACCGTTTCTCAGAATAAAAATGACGGAACATTTGGACACAGTGTATGTATCGCGGAGTCTATGAATATAATAGATGGAGAAATGCAAACATCCTCTATCTCAGAATTAGGCTCTACATGCGCCAGCACAGTAAGCACTAATGGGGTAAACATTTTAGATGTGTCTGCCTCATTTGTCCATATTGCTGTAGTCTTCGATTTTTTCAATGACACCTTAGAAACTTATTTCGATGCCGAACTTATGAAGAGTGATTCAATTTCCACAACATTTAACCTCTCATCGGGAGGGTTACCTAATATTCCGTCCTTAACCAGAGAGAGCGACGAGACTTACGACTACGCTGAGAGTTGGGAGAGTACAGATAGCCTAGGTCCAGTAGTAGGTAACATTGGTGCAGGGTTCACCCCTTGGATTTTAGGAGGAGGTTTTACAGACGGCATAAATAGAACTCTTGGAAAGAGCACGTACAACCCGGGATTTTTAGGATACAACACTAATTCCCATTACGGGAACCCTACAGCCTGCCAGCACACAACCACGAGTAATACAGCAGGAATGGCAGGAACCGCAGCCACTATTCCTGAAAGTGGATTAGGAGGATTCATAGGAAGTTTTAAACTATACACAAGAGCCCTATCTAATACAGAGGTTAGAAAGAACTTTACCTTTCAAAAAGGATTCTACAAAAATATACAAGTCTCATGATAAACGAAGATATTAATTTACTGACTACGTCGAATACTAAAAAACTACATGGTATAGCATTTCCTGTAGTAGAAGGGTTGGGTGGATTTTTCACTCGCTCTGAAGGCGCTGAAACGATAATGTCGGGTTTAAAACAGCTAGTTTTAACAAGTAAAGGGGANAGAGCTATGCGACCTGATTTTGGTACAAATTTAAGAGCCGCTGTATTTGAACCNTACACCCAGGAATTGAAAGCAAGTTTAGAGAACGATATTCAAGCAGCCGTACTTAAGTATGAACCAAGGGTAGACCTTTCAAGTATAAACGTTTCTTGGGATGAGTCTAGTAAATCATCTGGATATAATCAAATCTATGTAAGGATTAAATTCACAATTCTAGGAGAGATTCTAGACGAACAAACGTTAGATTTAATAGTATAATGTCAGACATCACCGGAATTTATAATACCTCAGCATTTGATGGAACTTTAGCATCAGATTTCATTTCTACTACAGAATTATCCCCACAGGTTAAAGCTACTAAAGTTGATTACTCTTCAAATGATTTTTTAGAGTATAGAGAATCATTACTAACTTATTTAAAGGCTGTATACCCACTAGATTATAATAATTTTGTAGAGTCAGATTTAGGGATGATGGTTGTAGAAACTTTCTCCTATTTAGCAGGTGTGCTATCTCTCAAAGCTGATTTGTTAGCAAACGAAGGCTATTTAAATTCTGTACAATCTCCTCAAAACCTAAGAAAGCTATTGCAATTGATTGGAATAAGCTTAAAAGGTCCTACAAGCGCTAAAGCTAGTTGTGAATTGAGATTACCATCCGGAAATGAGTTAGCGGGAGCAGAAACTTATACTATCCCTCAATCAAATAGAACCTTCAGTGTTGACAGTAATAGGGATACAGGAAGAGCTTCCTTTACTTTATATGAAGTAAATTCTAATGGAAAGGTAGACTTGGATGCCCAAGATTTAGTTTTACTAAGAACAGAATCCTTAAATGATGCGGGAGCGTCCTTTTCAAAACTAATATTACTAGAGGGAAGGATGAAGACCTCTACAGGAACTTTTGCAGCTAATGATACTATACATACAATTTCACTTCCCGATGCTTCTATTATTGAAGGAGGTATAAGTATAAAAACAGGCTCTGGGGATATCTACAATGAGATTGAAAACTTATTTTTAGCGGATGCTTCTAGCCAGGTATTTAGTAAAACTTATGCTGATGATTACTCTGCTACTTTAGTATTCGGAGACAACGTTAGAGGTAAATCTCCAACCCCGAACGACAGTTACACAGTAACTTACAGAGTTGGAGGAGGTAGTAGAGGTAATGTAGCCCCTTCTGCCATCAGCGTTTCTATCCCGGGAACTCATTCTGCGGACGGGTCAATCAACGCTACTATCGTAAACTCTACAAAAGCTACTGGAGGCTCTAACTCTGAGTCAGTTGAACATGCTAAACAGTGGGCTCCTTACTTTTTCAAGACACAGTACAGAGCTGTTACGGGAGAGGATTACACCGCATTCGCTAATAGATTTGTAAGCACTGTAGGCTCTACAGGAAAAGCTACAGCAACATTAAGAAATTCTGGAGCGGGGTCTAATATGATTGATATTTATATTGTATCATATGCTGCAGAAGTAGATGGAGTTAAAACTCAATTAGAAAGAGCTTCTATATCGTTCAAGCATGAGCTTTTAGATTATTTAAATTTATATAAAATGTTAACTGATGAAGTTACAGTTGTTGATGGCTTGATTAGGACTCTAGATTTGAAAGCAACTTTATTTGTGGATAAATCCTATAAAGCTTATGAGGAAGATATTAAACGAAGTGCAGCGTCAAAGGTATTGTCTTTCTTTGATATTTCTCACAGGGAGTTTGGAGAACGGATGAGAGTAGATGAACTTAATAGAGTTTTGTTTGAAATCCCTGAGGTAAGATTTTCTACTTTAGATAATATTTCTCAGGATGTAAAGTTAGAAATGAATGAGATTCTACAGCTTAATAACATAGAATTTGCTATAGAGTACGTGTAACATGGTAAAGAAATCAGGAATCGGAAGTATAGGCAAGCGAAAGAGTCGTAAGTACTATAAGCATAATTACATTGAGGTAATTAATTCTTTGGTGCCTGACCTTTATGATGATACGGATTATTCTATTTACGGAGGAGAAGAAGATATTCTTTACACCGTACTGGGTAAGATTCTTAAAACGGTAGAGGATATTCAAAGTATTACCAATGTGAGTTCTACTAACGTCTCATCTATAAGGCAACTATTCATCTCAAGGAATAACTTAACTAATATAAGACCTTGGGTATTCGAGCAGAAAATCTTAAAACCTATGCAGACTTCTTTTGATGCTTTCCCTAATAGGACTGCATTTAAAAGTTATGTCTCTAGTACGCTACTTCACAAAATACCTCTCAATAAACCTACCACGGAATTTCAAGAGGGTGTTGAGACGTATGTAGATTCTACTGTATCAACTTTACCTTTAACGCATAATTATCTAATTCAGAATCTATCTTGGCTTTATGTGTTAAATTCTAAAGGTCCTGGAAGTGGATTCGACCCTTCTGCCGGAGTAGTATCNGCAATGATGGATATTTACGACAANAAGACTTTCACTGAAAAAGATGGCGTAAGTTTACTGTTTGAATATTTATGGAGAAACAGAGAAGTAACTACCGCCTCTGCAGCTTATATCCCCAACCTTCTAGGTCGAGCAGACTCAGAAGTATCCGGGCTTATACACGCTTCGGGAACTCAACAGTTGGAAAGTTTAAAAACTTTAGTTGAAATATGGTATGATGAGGCAGATGAAACCTCCACCACTCTTGATACTTACTTAGATTTATATTTAACGAACGGAAGCTTTACCCCTAAACAAGTTGCAGGTGGAGCCTTCTCTAAATTTTTACAAGCGGTTAGCTATGGCTTCTATGATGTAAATATGGTAATAGAGGAGTTAGGAGACCTGATGGATATTGAAAGGTGCCCTCCTCAATTTCTCCAATACCTCGCATCCTTAATCGGATGGCAGCTAATGACTGGTGATGCTGATAGATGGAGAGCTCAGTTAAGAAAGGCGGTTCACTTATATAAAAGTAAGGGAACTAGACGCTCCTTAGAGGATGCTATTGATTTAGTATTTCCGGGTCAAAAGATTGACGCGGTAGATAATCTAACGGAGACTTGGGAAGGATACCTTCCAAGAATGATTTATTATTTAATCGCTACGGAGTCTGCAGTACTAAATGACCCTGACTACAACGCGGGTACTTTACTAGGTATACCTACTGACCATTATTCTTCCGACAACCACGATTTAAATTACAGATTCGCTACGGATTATGTTTTAAAAGCTATACATGATAATACACCTCCATCTCCGGTTACCCCAGAGGGAGGAGCAATTTACCATAGTGGTAAAAAATTCTCCTTAGCTACCTGGGAAGAAGGGAATCCTGAGTTTAGAGGATTTTACCATCGAGGTAAGGCTGGAGTACAAGTACCTCCTTGGGAGAATGACAGGTTTTACGATAATACGTATTTAACTTCTGCGCAGTTACCAATCATAGAACAAGTTCTAAAAGGAAAGCGCAATGCTATATCAGGATTTGCAGCTGGTGGAGGAGGGTTAGAGATACCTGAAACGTATGTTGACTCGCTATTAGAAATACTTAAGAAGACCGATTATCAAGATAATAGCCTTTACAATTTAAGCTGGAACGATAAATGGAAATTCCATACTAGCTCTATGGAAGTACCTCCTAATTTAGCGTCAGTTATCGCTTCTGGGCAAGGTTCTAAATTAAATCTATTAGATTACTGGAGTTCAAAAAGCTCTTTAGTATTTTCTAATATTGAGCTAAGTGCATTAGAGCACAACACAGGTGGAGCTAGTGGTGTTGCTATGGATGTTCCTACTATTATGCATAACGTTAATAGTATATTCCAGCAGTTCGCACCTTTCCACGTAGTAGTTAAACTATTTGCAACGGAATCTCTAAGTGATACGTATAACCAATTATCAGATATATTTGTAGAGGATGGGATATGTATTAGAATATTTAAGAATGAATTAAATCTATCTGCACAAGGAGATAGTGACCAATACATATTTAATAATTTAGTAACAACTGCAATGACCGTATCTTCCATAGCTGGAGCCCCGGTCCTAGTGACCCACGCTGCCTCACCTCGAGGTACAGGAAGAAGACGAAATTTAAAGTTCGACTCAGCCCCTCATTTTTATAGTCGAAATGGAAAAGGAATGCCTATCCCTACTGCATTCCTCAATGCAAGTTCCACGGAACCTTCAAGTATTAGAAATTTAGACGTCAATACTAGAGAATTTATACCACTAGGATTTAATTTTTCTTCTGGAGATTTTTACTCAACTTCCGGAGACTTCAGTGGAGTATACGACGCTTCCAATGATTTAGCCATGTCGGCAATGGAAACACTTTACCAAGGAAGCATTGAGCAGCCAGGTACAGAGTATTATATTCCCAACGGTAGAGGGGCTAAGATACACTCCGAAGCAACTTTCAGCCAGATAGCTGTGTCCTCTACATTCCCCTGCCGAGCTCCCTTCTCAGCTCCTTGTGAGGTGGTTATAAGCAGAAACGAGCTTCCAACGCTTAAGCGAGTTATAATTAAACATCTAATTAAAAGAGGTGAGACTGATTCGTTTGAGGATGATGTTCTAGATGGTTTCTCATTTGGAAGTGACGTCCACTCTGCTTACTTCGACTATATTCAATACTTTAATAAATCATTTAAGTTATTTAAAGTTGCTGAGTATATTGACAATGAATACTTCTTTGAGAGGAATTATGGAGGTAGACATTTAGCCGCACATATCTACGGACCTGGGCTTGCCAACCATAATCTTACATTTGGAGGACGGTTAAACTTAGATTCAATTTCTACTAACTCCGCATTTAATACTAACACGGTAGACACTATTGCATATTACCCTCATTGGAAGTATATTTTTAATAATCCAAGTATGGACGGTAAGACATACATATCAGCCAGTGGTATAAACTATTCGTTAAGCGCGTCTGTATTTAACTCTATGTCTGATACTCCGACAGAATCTCATTTAGATGAGATTAAGTATTTACATACTTCCGGGGATTCTTACAAGGTCTGCAAGACTGCTTTAGAAAATGTAGACCTAGTAGGGAAAGCAGCAGGCGGCACCGAGTCTTTTGTAGTTGTTAACGAAACAAGCAGTGTTTATGCCGCAGACTCTGGAAGCACCGAAGGGTATGGAAGTGTATCCTTATTTAATCAGGATATGAATAATGATTCTCTAGATGAAAATGCATCTTTAAGATTTTCTTTAGATGGGAATAAAAATTTCATTAAGAACGGAGAGTTTAAATATTTACCTTCTGCAAGTGGCTCTGAGTACGGTCTTAATTTCACATCTTCCCTCGCAGGCTGGGAACTGATTGACCATGATAACACTCCGACAGCTTATTCAGGAGGCAATAACGTCGGGGAGATTATAGCATCTTCTGTAACTAATCATAATAAAGATAGAGTTACGCGATATGTTCAAGCTACTGCTTCAGGTGGAGGAGCCAGCGGTTCTTCCGATTCGTGCATCCTAAGAACTTCCTCTCAGGGAGTGAGAGTTATTAGAGGTCTTATACCTGGGAAGAATTATACTTTATCTGTATCGTATCAAACTTCATCTTCTACATGTAGTGGAATTAGATATCAGGTAAGAAACTTAAGCGAATTAGAAAGAGGTGGAGTGTCTTATGATTTAAAAACCGGAAATACTTGGGGAAGGAATCATCTAATAACCGATATACCTAATATACCGGCTTCTACCTCTATGACCACATTTAAGACAGATTTCACTGTAAGTAGTAGTTTCTTAGTATCGGATGAATATCAGTTAGACTTATACTTCCAAGGGAATGTAGCAGGTACTCCTGGGGCTTACGCAAGCGAACTCAGTGTTACTAATGTAAGCGCTGTAAGTTTAGTTGAAGCGCATAGCTCCAGCCCGAATTCTTTAATTCCAGATAGGAGTTACGATATGACTATTAGAGCTAAAGCTAAGTATCTTAACGATAGTTTAGGGTTTAGAATTTATACAGACCCGGTTCCTGAGTTAGATTTTACAAATTACGCTGAAAGAGACCTACACCAATTCTTTTATAATACTAGAAAAAATGAATGGAAAAATTTAAATAAATCTAATAATTCTTGGAATATAATTCCAATAAGTAACTTTAATATCGAGTATGACTCTCAAGGAGTTAAGACTGGATGGATGACAACTAAGGTAAACTTTAACACGAAGAATAGTAGAACAAGGTATAATAAACAAGATACTACATTTGTAAGGCTTGGTAGTAGACCTCATAATGCCAATACCGCGTATTACATAGAATTTACAAAAGCTAATGCAAGTCCTCAGTTTGACAGCTGTATTACGATAGATTCCGTAGCCTTTAGAGATACTGCGTATACTAGCGTAGCATCCGAGTATGACGTGAAAGACTTAGAAGTTGTTTTCAAACATTTTGATTTTTTAGCTAATGGAAAGCTGTCTAGAGACTCGGCTCACTCCTATCTACTATACGGAATTACTGGAGGGTCTAGAGGAAACTACATAGAATCTGTAGGTGGAGCACTTCTAGGCGTTACAGACCCAGCACCTCATCCGTACGGACAAGGACTCCTCTACGATTTAACTGACGAATAATGAAAGGCTACATAGAAATTTACCATAACGGACCCTCGAAAAATGAACTTATTTTTGAGAAGCATAATATGATTGTTGATGGTGCAGGTGAGCATGTTGTAGATATACTTACCTTAAACCCTGAGCCTTCCTCCTTAGTCCAGCAAACTTGCTACTCCACCGCCGCATCAGCATTAGGAGTTAAAGCTATTACTTTAGGGTCCGCTAAACAGAATTTCAGATACAGAAACTCTCGCCACTTAACAGCCTCATTAGCTTCTGGGACAACTGCAGGAAGACTTTATAACCTAGAGCCAAGGATTCACAACTATACTTTCTCAGGTACAGGACCTAACTTATTACAAGCTGATTCTGCTTCCGCAATAGATAATAATTATTTTCTAAGCGGCTCTAGTTTTTTAAGTAATACGAAGTTTGAAAGTTATGTATCTCCTCCTGTAGGAGCTACAAATTCCGAGGAATCTAAACAAGTAAAACTTGCTGACTTTACAGGATGGACCACGTATAGCCCGATAAATGACTCTACTACTCCTAATGATAATATAGACTTTGCATCAACGAGTGATGGAAGCGGAAGTGTTAGATATGCTACATCAGCTCTTTCCTTAGGGCTAGACCAAAAATCTAATACTTACGTTGATTTACGAGCTTCGTCCACAAGTTTAATAACTGCAAACGCAGGAGCAGCCGCGTACATAGAGCAAACATTTAAAATTCCTGCAGAGTCTAACCACTTAACTAGCGAA